CGGCTTGCTGGTTGAATTATGTTTGGAATAAGGATCAAATAGACACAAGAATTATAATCATAGGAGAAAAAAATGCACCGAAGTGAAGCACTAAAGAAAGTAGATTTAATTATAAATGGACCTAGAGCTAAAACTCACGGTGATGCTTATGATACACATACAAGTATTGCCGCAATGTGGAACATATTGTTAAGAAAGAAGCTAAAGCAAGACCTAGACATTAATGATATTTATAGATGTATGATAGGAATCAAACAAATCAGAAACAGTCAGAATCCAAAGGTTGAAGATAATATGATTGATATTATCGGATATGCAGCACTAGCTATAGAGGCAAAAGATGGCAAGCATCAGAGTTGATTATACTTTATTTTTTGAGCATCCCGTAAGTAAAAAGGAAGGAAAGATGTTTGTTCCTATTGATCTTGACTGTAGTAAAGAAGAGCTTATGGAATACATTAATAATGCCATTTTAGACACTTGTGATGATTTTGATAACGTAGTTAGTGGTAAAGCAGTTGTTCATTATTTCGGAGCAACATTTGATTTACAATTTTACATTCAGGAGGATGATGAATGTCAGATAACCATCCATTAAAAAGATTTGGTCGGATTTGTTCGGAAATAGGCTGGAATAAAAAGCTGTGTGATTTGTCAGAGGAAGAAGTTATTGGTATAGTATCTAACATTCAATTATCGTCTGACATAGGCGAGTTTTACGATGGAGAATATGTTGCTCGTATCCACTTTCAATACTCAGATAAATCATGGGCGGGAGGTGGCGATGCTCCCTTCTAAAGAAATAACACAATTAATATCAGATGTTATAGATCAAGGCATAATCGATCATAACAATAAAAAAGGTAAACGAACTTATTTAGGTGGTTCTTCTCTTGGCGAATCATGTTCCAGAAAAATACAATATAGATACATGGGATATGATGCTGATGAGGGTCGTGACTTCAGTGCAAATACCTTGAGAATCTTTCAGTTTGGACATGAAATTGAAGATTCTGTTGCACAATGGCTAAAAAATGCTAACTTTGATCTGCGTACAGAAGACAAAAAAGGCGAACAATTTGGTTTTTCTATCGCAGATGGGGAGATTAAAGGTCATATAGATGGTGTAATATGTGGAGGTCCTGTAGATATGGGGTATCCATGTTTATGGGAGAATAAGTCAGCCAATGATAAGAAGTTTAGAGAGTTTATGATGAAGGGCGTAGCTAGAACTAATCCAGTTTATGCAGCCCAAATAGCTTTGTATCAGGCATACATGAACTTAACAGAGCATCCATGTTTATTTACAGTATTAAATAAAAATACAAGTCAGATATATTACGAGCTTGTTCCGTTTGATAAAGTCTTGGCACAAGAAATTAGTGATAAAGCTGTTAATATTTTAGAAGCAACAAAATCAAATGAAATTTTACCTAGAGTAGCATTCTCAAGAGACTTCTTTGATTGTAAATGGTGTGAGTTTCAAGATAGATGTTGGAGTTAAATAGGCGACATGAAAGGTAGAGAAACAAACAAATGTCGCCTATAACTTCAGCCAACGAAGTAAGGATATAATAATGACTATAATAAGACTTGGCAATAAAAATCGTGAGTTGAACTCGCATGAACTGGTAGAACTAATTAGCCAAAAAGTACCACCAGAGGTGCAGATAAGTGAGCTTAGAAACACATATCCAAATGGTGTAATTCGTGGCGATCAATTCTCTATCGGATCATTATCAGGAGAGACTGGTCAATCATTAAAGATAGATATAAATCCCAGATCACCATACTTTATGAAAGGTCAGGACTTTAACGGTGCGTCAGGTATCGGGGGTATTGTAAAGATATTAATGGAAGGTAGAGGTATGCGCCTTCCTGAAATTAAAGAATTGTTCGCAAACTATCTGGACGATTCACCAAGTTTTGTAAGAGATGAGCAGTCTGATCCACCGATTATCAACAGGTCTTTACGCCAGCAGATTAATGTAAACACACCATTNGATACCGAACATTTGTATTTAAATGCAGATGGAGAAATACTTTGTATGGTTAGAAGATACAATATGAGAGACGGTGCGGGTAATCCTGTGATGGACGATCATGGCAAGCCTAAAAAAGAGTTTCGTCAGTTTACTGGCACTAATCCATATCCTAAAATGCCTGATGTCAGACCGTTATATAATATACCGAACATTTCTGCTTCAGATAAGGTTATATGGGTAGAGGGCGAGAAGTGTGCAGATGCTCTTAATGAACTGGGATTTACAGCTACATGTACTATGGGCGGAGCGGGTATGTTATCTCGTAAGTCAGCTAGTCAGTTTGATTTCTCACCGTTGCATGGCAAAGAACTAACAATTTGGCCCGATAACGACACGGCAGGTAAGAAAGTTGCTGAACTCGTACAAGATTTAGCCATGAATGCAGGTGCTAGATCGGTAACAATGTTAACTCCACCAGCAGGTAAACCTGAAAGATGGGATGCAGCCGATGCAATTGCAGAGAACTTTGACATTGGTAACTTTCTCAACACAACATTAAAGCATGTAAAGAAAACAATTAACTTACTGGACGAAAGTCTGTTGATTAAAAGGTTTCAGGGTCAAGCTCCTGAACAAAAGTTTTTAATCGGAGACACATTACCATTAGGTGTGCCAATTATATTCTCAGCAGCAGGAGATGCTGGTAAAGGTATGATGACATTGGATTTGGCTATGAAAGTATCTAGTGGTCAGCCTATGACAAGTGCCTTCGGGGATAATATTACAGAGTTTGGCAATACAATTATCTTTACAGCAGAGGATGATGAGGGCGAAATGCACAGGAGAATTGAGCGTTTAGACCCGAACAATTCTCGTTTTGACTATGAACATGAGATTAGAATTGTATCTCTTCCTAATGTTGGTGGTGTGTTTCCAATACTACAAGAGACTAGTGACGGATATAAGACCAGTGTTGAGTTTGAGAAGATATACGAACAAATTATACAGATGAATAACTTAAAATTAATTGTGTTTGATCCGTTAGCATCTTTTGTTCATGCTGATGTGAACTCTGATCCAGCAGCAGGAGCTGCACTAACTGGCTTACTGGCACAAGTGGCTACAGAAACTGGAGCTTCGGTGATGATGTGTCATCACATGACAAAGATTAAAGATGATGTGGCAGTTGCATCTCCCGAACAAGCAAGGAATATGATTAGAGGTACGTCAGCACTGGTTGATGGTGTTCGTTGTGCGTTTGCCATATGGCAAGTTGATGAGGCTACTGGTCGAAGGCGTTGTCAGGATTTAGGTATAGAGTATCAAAGAAACAGATGCTTTGATGGTGCAGTTGTTAAGTCAAACGGACCTGCAAGGCGTGATATAAGACATTTTGTTCGGGATATGCACTCTGGACTACTGGAGGATAGATCGGAAGATATATCAAGACTTCATTCTGGAAGTAATCGAGAGATTAAAAAAGATGCTCTGTTCTCTTGGATTGCTGTATGTGAACGGGAAGGTAGAGCTTTAACACAGCAATCGGGAGCTGATGCTATACTACAACGTATGAGTGCTGATCCTGATGCACCAAGAACTCTTGATAANTGCACACAGAGGATGGTTGATGGAATTGTTCGGGAATTGATAGCAGANGGTAGGATCGGGAAGTATTCGTTTAGTAGATCGGGGGGTCGTAAATGGCTCGGAACTACAGATGGAGACATGAGTAGAGGAGAATATGAGGCAACAACAGCAACGGAGAATGCGTAATGTTATTAGCAGATGGTTTTGAAGGAGCTTTTATCGGAGTGGCTACCAGGTGTGGTCAGCCAACATTAGCTGTTTACAGCGCAAATAAATGTATTAAGCTATTAATAGAAAGAGATGGCATGACATATGAAGAAGCGATGGAACACTTTAATTTTAATGTTGTCGGGGGTTGGGTCGGTGAAGAAACACCCTTGTTTCTTGAGTCTATGTCATTGATTGAGGCATGTAATTTAGATGAAGGAGCTAATGACAATGAGCGAGCAGAGTAGAAGAAGAACTTGGCAACCAGTCTCACAGGCAAACGCAAGACCGAATAATTGTTCGGTTTGTGGACAGGATAACGCTTCATATTCTATTGATGGAGGTTGGAACTGGCATTGTTGGAAGTGTGTTCCAAATGACAGTTACTTCAAAAAAGGAGACACTAATGAATCAAAAGTGTACTGATTGTGATATATATATACCAGTAGGCAAGTATGAGAAGTCAAAATTATGTGGACGTTGTAGGTCTGAAAAACAATCGGGAAATGCAGAAGTGCGTCAAATATTTAAAGAACTTCAAAAGAAAAACGCTGGTATTGTTGATAATGATGACTGGTCAACACAGGATGATCCCAGAGCTAAAACCGAACAATTATACGGTAAGGTATCAAAAACACCAAACAGGTCTGCATATGCTACAGCCAGTTGTATGGCTGATGAGATTATTTAATGCCAGAACTGATATGTAATTTACCAGCAGAAAAAGTTTGGGTTAGAAAAGAATATTTAAGAGATTTACAAGACGGGCATGGCGAATTTGTAGAGGGTGTATGGGTTACAGCCAAGTCTATAGCGGGTAGAGCTTTCTATTTTGAGACTTATCTGCCTGAATATGGAGCTTTGTTTGATAAGTTACCTATATCAGCGTTTTTATCTAAACCAGTTACGCCCAAACTGGACATGGATTTACCTAACCTGCAATTTTGGAATTGTATGGATTACAATGTTACAGCTATACACAAACAATTTATTGGTAGTATGGATTTTGAAGTCTTAACAAGAGATTTTGGTATCGTCAAAGGCACATATGTATGCACACTGGATAACTACCATAATCAGCCTGACGTAGTTGACTATAGTACCAGTGAAATACCTGAAGAACATAAATCATTTAATTTGCTAGAATTAAATAACGGACAATATTGTTTATATCCGAACAATAGAATGAGGATATATGATAACAGCCTGACTCCTGAAAATCCTAAAATGCCCGACTTTAAAGTTAGTACAGTTGTATATCAAGTTGAGAATGGTAACAACACAAGGCTAGGCGATACTGACGAATACTTTTGGAAAACAAAAAAAGAATAGTTTATTATTGACAATGTAGTTATCATTACATATATAGATTATAGAGGTCTATCGTAAGGAGATAATTATGGACAAACCAATTTTAGCAAGTGAATTAATTACTGCTCTTGGAGATGCCAAAAGAAATATACTTGGATGGCAGGGTGGTAAATATGCAGAAGGCATGAGACGTAATGTTCAAACTGAAATCGTTACTGCTCAAAAATTTGTATTAAGTAAAGGTCTTATCGAGCATGCAGTACAAGCAAGCATGTCAAAACCCGAAATACTTTTTAATATGTTGGAACGAGGTATACCACCATTTAATTCTTTATGGATTGAATGGGATGAGGTTTATCGTCAAGAACTATTAAAAAAAATCCATGAATCAAATGGTAAAACTTATGAAACAGATGAAATCATTATGCCCGTTGGTTATCATATTTTAAAACATAATAATGATTTTATATATGCTTTATATACAAGATATGATGCTGATAACGAGCATGATAAATCAAAAGATAAGAAAAGATATATGGTGTCTCCGCAGATCGGATTTACTATCGATAACGAAAAACCATTTGATAGATTTTCTGCTACGGCAAGTAATGAAGAGCCTATGAGTGATAAAGATTGGAACATGGCATCATGGCAATCTACGTCTGCGTATCTTGGTGGTTGGTACGTTGGAGAATATATGAACAACGGAACTAAAAAAGATAAATATTATTTAGATCAAATTAGACAACGACTTACTACAACACAAACTGCATCTATGCACTGGATGATAAGTCAAGAAAAATTTGATTATGGTTGGGATAAAAGTGACATGAGAAAATATATGGAAGTGTCTTATAATGTCATGGAAGGCGATGCAAGATTTATGATCGCATTACTTGGGTTGTTAAACTACGATTTAATAGCTACAGAGACAGTTGTTCCACCTAAAAAGATAGATCATGTAGCATTTGGTCGTAAAGTGCCTAAAAACGAATATAAGGTCGTTACGATTAACTTACCAAAGCCTAGAGGTAAAAGAGTTTATTCTCGTATGTTTACGGGTCAAGGATCGCCAAAGCGAGAGCATTGGAGACGAGGACATTGGAGAGTATTAAAGAATAGAAAAGGCGATGTTCTTAAACGAATTTGGATTGAGCAACAAAAGGTTGGCAATGCTGAATTAGGTAAAATCGTACATGATTATGTATTAAATAAAAAAGATGCTTGACATGGTATTGAATACTATAGTAACTATAAAGGACTATCTTAACTAGCAAAGGAAGGAAAGTAATATGAAACTAATAGAAAAATTTGAAATCGTTGATATTTTAAACGAATACAAAACAGATAAAATAAACTTCAAAGAGTTATGTGGTTTAATTTGGGATAAGCATTACGAAATTTGCACCTTTAATAACATTAATAAAAATGAAGTTGAAATGAGTGTTGTGTCAACACTTACAAAAAAACTTTATACAATTAAAAATTAATTACGGAGGTTAAAATGAGCAAAGAAGCAGATCAAATATTAGAACTTTATAATAAACAAGTTTTATCTGTAAAACTACTTAATAAGATTAAAGATTGGTTAAACGAAGAAGTTAAAACAAACAACAAATACACATTTGATGATTACAATGGTTTTGATGATTCAGATGTTTATTTGTTTAGAGGTCGTGCAGAAGTTGCAAGTGGCTTACTAGAACAAATAAATGAATGGGAGAAGTCATAATGAATATTTTTAAAATCAATGTAATTAAAGATTTACAAGAGTTAGGTAAATTAGGAGTAGGATCACCTCACATAATTACCAAAGTTAAAAACGGTGTTTATGATGAAGTCATTAAAGATTTTGAAAATGGCAGTGCTTCTGTAACAGAAACAAGTGACTTTATATTAGAGGGGTTTGCAAAATGAGTAGATTATCTGACAAACTACTTGAAGTAGAATTGTTCGTAGGTGAGCAGTTGCAGGACTACACAAACGAGCAGGTGTTAAAGCAAGTCAAGATTAAGTTTGGTGTTGATATGTATGTAGAGCATGCAAAGGATTTGCTTAATGAATTTCAACAAGAACTTAACTTTCAGAGGTTACAGCCATGATTTTAGTTAAAAGAATAGATATGGCATTACATATTCAAGAACTATGTGCAGTTGAAAATATATCTGTAAGCTATCAATCGCTTACAGAAACTGTTCCTAAATATTCAGCTATTCCATCTAGGCGACACATAACCATTAGACCGACTAAGAACACGGGCTATTATGTGTCTGCTTTACATGAAATCGGTCATATACTTGGTGGCAATCAATCTCGTAACAACACAACAAAGGAGAAAGAAATTGGTGCATGGATTTGGGCAATGTTACATGCGATTGTATGGACAGATACAGCAGATCGGGTCATGGCTAAAGCATTACGTTCATACGGTNTTAGCCAATCTGAAATCGAGGAACTCCAACACAAATGGAATCCAACAACAAGAGATGAGGAGCGAGAAATTGCATAATTCTAAATTAATTAGACTACACATTCAAAGGGCTACTCCGTATAGGAGTGGCTTTATGGACAAAATTGTTCGGATATTGGACAAGATAAAAGAATGGTAAAACGAGCAAAAATTCATAGCACTAGCAGAGGTTGGGAGAAATCTCTTAAAAAATCTGCGAAGGCTAAAGAACGCCAACAGGAAAAGCGAAGAATTGTTCGGGAAATCAAGGAGGCAAAAAATGGTTAAAATGTTTGTTTTAATATGTGTCGTATGGGTAGAAGGCAGTCGCCATGAAGGTGGCGAACAAAAGTGTATTATGCACCAAAGTCAAGTGCATTATGCAAATATAGATCAATGTCGTGCTGATATACCTAAAAGCGAATTGTTAATTGAAGGTGCTATATTTGATAATTTTGGCGAAGAACCAATAGATCATCAAATTATGGCGGGTTGTTTTGAGGGAGCATAATGATTAGAAGAGAACCAAAGAAGAAGTTTGTTATACATTGTAAGGAAGTTAAATACTACAATGTTGACATTGAGGCTGATAGCTACGAAGAGGCTGAAAAGAAATGGCAGTCTATAGCTAAAAGGCGTGACTACACAACACTACACCAAGAAATTAATGTTATAAGCATAAGTGGAGAAGAAAATGAAACTTAAAGTTATAGATAAAAAAGAAGATCAGCCAACACTTGAAGAAGCACAAAAATTTATCGGTGGCTGGATTGAAAGAGTACAATTAAAAAACAATGATATTTTACTTATTGATGAAGAGGGTAAATTAAAAAATCTTGATGTAAATCAAAAGGCTACAGATCATTGGGTTGAAAGTTATGGCATGACTGACGTTATCGTTGGTGATGCCATTTTAATTAAACGAAGTGCTTTAACGGATTTGTGGTGATTTTAATGAACGTACAACAATTAATAGAAATATTAGAAAAAATAGACGATAAAACTTTGCCTATAAGAGTAATAGAAGAAAAAGATTATTACGAAAGTGGGGATGCAAAGCCAAACTTTTGGTTACACCTTGAAACCGATATTGAACTTAATAATACGGGTCAATCAGGTTATGAGCAATCAGGAGAAGTTAGATTGATAGGGAGTGAATAAATGATTGATATAAAGATCGGAGATTGTCGGGAAGTGTTGAAAACATTGCCCGATAAGCATTTTCAAACATGTGTGACAAGCCCACCATATTACGGATTACGGGATTACGGAACAGCTACTTGGGTAGGTGGATCGGAGAATTGTTCGCATATTGCTGGTACTGCTAGACGAGATGCACACAGAGAATTTGGAACGGGAGATGTTTTAACTATGCAATATCGTGATGTTTGCGAAAATTGTGGTGCAAAACGAGTGGATTCACAAATCGGACTGGAAGAAACACCCGAACAATTTGTCGAGTCGCTGGTCAATGTGTTCCGTGAAGTCAAGCGTGTGCTTAAAGATGACGGAACTCTATGGTTGAATCTAGGCGATAGCTACTCTAGTGGCAGTAGAACTAGCACAACGAACCAAACTGTTCGGGGTAATACTGATTACGGAGTTACTAGACCACCACCAATTGTTGGTATAAAACCAAAGGATTTAATAGGAATACCCTGGCGTGTGGCTTTTGCCTTGCAAGCTGACGGTTGGTATTTGAGGCAAGATATAATATGGCACAAGCCTAATCCTATGCCCGAAAGCGTACAGGATAGATGCACAAAAGCCCATGAATATATATTTCTGCTTAGTAAAAGCCCTCATTATTACTACGATAATGTGGCTATCAAAGAAGAAGCACAGGATTGGGGAACTCGAGACCGAACAAATGGTAAGTATCATAATGAAGGTACTGGGTTAAATCCACATACTGGTCTTGAAAAGTCATATGAAACAAAAAACAAGCGTAGCGTATGGACTGTTAACACAAAGCCCTACAAAGAAGCCCATTTTGCCGTGTTTCCTACCGATTTAATCGAACCAGCAATACTGGCTGGATCTAGCGAGAAGATTTGTTCGGGTTGTGGAACTGCCTACAGGCGTGAAATGGTCACAACTGGCGTTCCCGATAGAATTGTTCGGGATCATATGGTTGGCGTTATACCTAAACGAGATAAACCGACTCGTATGAATAGCAAGGATATGCTGTCATTAACGAAGGAAGATAAGGGTTTTGTTAAGCAATGTGACTGCGATACCAGTGAAACCGAACAAGATCGNGTANTAGACCCGTTTGGTGGATCGGGAACTACTGGACTGGTAGCTGATCGNNTTGGGCGTAATGCAACTGTTATAGAACTTAATAACGAATATGTAGAAATAGCTAAAAACAGACTGGAAGGCGACTCCCCGCTGTTTTCAAAAGTGGAGGTGAGCTAATGGCTAAAAAGAAACAGAAGAATTGTTCGCAATGTAAAGAAAAGATTGTCGCTGGCATGGAACTGGTGATGAATAACCGAACAATTTGTCTTGGTTGCGCTGTTGAGAAAGGAATAGCACAGCAATGGCAAGCACCAATAAGTCATGTTCTTCATTGTGAATATGATGTTTATTCCTGTCCAGAATGCTACAGGAATTACACCGAAATGATGGAGCATCTGGGGTATGTTTGTACCAAACAAGGTACNTTCTATAAGCCTACAAATGACCCCAAAATTGTGGTGCTTTATGAGTGATTTACTTACCACTTACCAACTTACTCGGTAAGTAAAAATGACGGTAAGTAGTAAGTCATTGAAATTGTTCGGGTTTTTGAAGCAACTTACGGAGGTTACTTCTTATCACGGTAAGTTAGAATTTAGCTTTAAGTCATTGATTTTAAAGCTACTTACCAACTTACCGAACTTCCCCCCTAAAGGGGGGTTTAGGGGTCGGTAAGTAAACCGACCACCTAACCTATTAACTGGTAACGAAATGGAGATAAAATAAGATGCCAAAAGTAGCAGANAATTTAACGAAGGAACAGCGACTCGCTGGGTGGAAAAGATTGACTGATAAACAGCAAGACTTTCTGAATAACTTTATGCACAAGGATATGACGCAAACACAGTCGGCTAGACAAGCAGGATATTCTAATCCTGGCGTTGATGCTGTTAGGCTGTTGCGTAATCCAGTCGTTCAGGAACGCTATCAGGAAATGCGTGAGGAAGCCCGTAGTCGGTTCGGGGTAACAATTGATAAGTCTGTTCGGGATTTGCTGAAGATTCGTAACGAAGCGTGGGAATCGGGGAAATTTGGTGAGGCTATTCGGGCTGAAGAACTGCGTTTAAANGCTACTGGATTANTGGTTAACAAGGCTCATGTGCTACATGAACGCACAGACANNATGACAAGGGAAGAAATACTGGCAAAACTACAGGAATTTCAAGACATAGCACAGAAACGCATGAAAACAGCCATAAAGACCCATAACGACCCAGACTTGATAGAGCAAAATAGCGTGAAAACCAAAAACTAGCATATTTACTTGGAGGGGGTACTCTTGGGTTCTCCCGAACAATTCCTGTACGCATAGGGATCGGGGTATAATCGGGCTTATTATCGGGCTTATTATAGGGCTTTGATCGGGATCGGGCTTGTTATCGGGGTCATTCTTTGGCAAATTGTTCGGGTTAGGATCGGGGTTATCCTGCCTCCAGCAACCCGAACAATTGTTCCCTGTGGATAGATCCCAGCAGGTGTACCTGTCCTTCCTGCTGGAAAACCGAACAATTGTTCTAACCTTCACGGGCTGGATCTGGTACGGCTGGATCTGCCAATTTATGTCATATGATATATTTTTTTTATTTTTTTTTAATTTAGTTGTTGACAAGGTAGCAATCATTACATATATTAGTATTAATTAAACAGCCAATGGAGAAAAAAATGATAGTACAAACAGTAAATGAAAACCAATTCATAGACGCTTTTAGAACTTGGGATACATACAAGAATAATTTTTCTTATGAAGGACTTAGAGCGTTATATGAATATTTGGAAGAAGTTGCGGAGTGTATGGATAGCGGGCAGGTTGAACTTGATGTTGTAGCAATTTGCTGTGACTACACCGAGTTTGAAAACTTGAAAGACTTTCAAGAACAATACGGAAAACAATATAACCAAGTATTAGGAGGAGAAAAAGATTGTCTTGATTATTACACTTCTGTCATTCTTCCTGATTGTTGGCAAGGTAAGGAAGACAACGAAAAAGATTTACCATTCATAATTAGACAATTTTAACGGGGGTTATCATGTTATTTTATACAATCTTCTTAAATGTAATAGCATTCGCACTATTTACCGCAACAGTCTTGCTCTTTCTTTTGTAAATTGTTCGGGGATCGGATCGGGGGTTCTTCCCCCGATTTTTTCCTGTAGATACCGAACAATTGTTCCCTCCCCTCCCCCCTCCTGCTTCCAGACCTGTAACCGAACAATTGTTCGCTTCTGTCCTGCTGGTTCAGGGAATCCTGTTCCTGAAAAAAAATAAAAAAAAGTTTATTTTATTGTTGACAGGTGTTGTAATGATTGCTATATATAATATATTAATTAACCAAAGGAGAAACAAAAATGAATAACATGAACAAACTGGTAACAATATGGAACGACTGGACTAAAGCGAACAACTTGCCCAGTATGAGTGCCAGCGAGTTACTTTGGCAAGAAGGGTTAGACGAAAGCCAAAAAAGATTCATCAATGCCTTCATCGAAATGTGGGAATCAATGTCAGCATACACATCATCTTGGAATCAATAGGTTTCTCCGAAAAAAGTCCAGCAGGTTGCTGGGCTTTTTTTTATCTACAGGGCGAACAATTGTTCGCTATTATTTTCCTGTGCAGTTGCATGGTTATCAATAAAAAAAAATAAAAAAAGTTTATTTAGGAGTTGACAAGGGTGGTAATGATTGCTATATATATAGTAATTAAACAAGCCAATGGAGAATGATATGTTTGATATAGAGTATAAACTAGGTTGGAGATACATAGTATGGGTAGGCGGTGTAGACGACTATTATAAAAACTATAAAGATGCAAAAGAGGCAGCTCAAGAGTGGACTGATGCAGGTTACGACTTTGTGGAGATTCAAGAACTATCAGAATTAAGAGGGAGTCAATAATGTTGTATTTAGCATACGGTGCAAACCTAAACAAAAGAAACATGGCAGTAAGGTGTCCACTTGCGACACCT